AGGGGCGCTTTCCGTGGAAAAGGCGCGGTTTAACCCGGCCGCAGCGGGTGATCTCGTTCCTGCAGTGGTTGCCGATCACCAAGGGGCCATTGGCGGGGGAGCGGTTGCGGTTATTGCCGGATCAGCGGGGGTTCGTCGAGGAGGTGTACGGGAATTTGACGGTTAAGCGGCTACGCCGCCGGCGGCTTGCGGTGCTGTCGGAGCCGAAGGGCAACGGCAAGACGGGACTGATCGCCGGCTTGTGCTTATGCCATCTCCTCGGCCCCGAAGCGGAACCGCGAGGCGAGGTGTACTCGGCGGCGATCGACCGGCAGATGGCGGCGCTGATCTTCGCCGAGATGGAAGCGATCATTTACGAAGTGCCGGAATTTGCCGCGATCTGCAACGTCGTGCGGTTTCACAAGAAAATCGAAGTACTCGAGGGCGCATACGAAGGCTCGACCTACGAAGCATTGTCGGCCGACGCGCGACGGGCGCATGGATTGGCGCCAAGCCTGTTCGCGTATGACGAGCTCGCCCAGGCGAAAGACCGCGTATTGCTCGACAACCTGATCAACGGCCTCGGCAAGCGGAAAGAGGCGCTCGGGCTGGTGATCAGCACGCAGGCGCCGGACGACGCGCACCCGCTGTCGCAGCTGATCGACGACGGGTTGAGAGGGGACGACCCGAGCCTCTATGTACAACTGCTGGCGGCGCCCGAGGAGGCGGACCCGTTCGCCGAGAGGACTTGGAAGGCGTGCAACCCGGCGCTCGGCAAGTTTCTCAGCCTCGACGAGATGCGGACGGCGGCGGAGCGGGCCCGGCGCATCCCGGCATTCGAGCCGGCGTTTCGGAATTTGCGGCTGAACCAGCGGATCGACGCGCGGGAGGACGAGCGGATTGTGACGCGTGAGGTGTGGAACCTGGGGGCGGTGCCGGTCGACCGCGCGGCGCTGAAGGGGCGGCAGTGCTATGCGGCGCTGGACTTGAGCGGCAAGCACGATCTCACGGCGCTGGTGCTGGCATTTCCCGATGACGACGAGGAGCCCTGCTACGATCTGCTGCCATTTTTCTGGACGCCGGAAGGCGCGATGGCGGGGCGGCGGCAGCAGGAGCAGGACAGGTTCCGGCTGTGGATCAAGTCGGCGGAGCTCACGCTGGTGCCGGGACCGACCATCCGGTTCGGGTTTGTCGCGAAGGCGCTGGTGGAATTGAGCCGGGAGTTCGAGATCCTGGGGCTCGGCTATGACCGCTGGCGGATCGATGATTTCAAGACTGACCTGGTCGAGGCCGACGCCGATTTTCCGGCGCCGTTGACGCCGATCGGACAGGGCTACAAGGACATGAGCCCGGCGATCGACTGGTTTGCCGAGCTGGCGCTGACCGGGCGGTTGCGGCACGGCGGCAATCAGGTGCTCGGGGCGAGCTTCGCCGGCGCGGTGATCGTCAGCGACCCGGCCGGCAACCGGAAGATCGACAAGGAGAAATCCAACGGCCGCGGCCCGGTGCGGGTCGACGGCGCGGTTGCCGCGGTGATGGCGCTCGGCCTCGCCAAGCGCGCCGCGGTGCCGCTCGATATCGGCGCGATGATCGGCTGATCTGCCGGCCGGGGCATCGCCTCGGCTTTTCTCTCCCGACATTCGGGGAATTTCATGATCCGCAAGGCTGCATCCGGCAAGCGCGCCGGCACGGGCTCGAGCTATGTGCTGTCCGACGGCACGCGCGACCGCTACGGCGACGTGATCGACCCGGCCGGCTGGGTGCTCGATAACTTCCGCCAGAACCCGGTCGCGCTGTTCAACCACCAGAAGGATTTCGTTATCGGCCGCTGGGCCGACGTGCGCGTCGACGACGACGCCCGCCTGGTCGGCACGCTGGAGCCGGCCAAGGCCGGCACGTCGGCGCGCATCGACGAGGTGCTGCGCCTCATAGCGCAAGGGCTGTTGCCGGCGGTGTCGGTCGGATTCCAGCCGATCGCCGAGCCGGTGCCGCTCGACCCGGACCACCCGGAACGCGGCCTGCGGTACATCGCGCAGGAGCTGCTCGAGACCAGTTTGGTTTCGGTTCCCGCCAACCCGGCCGCGCTGCAACTGGCGCGGAGCATGAACATTTCCGACGAGACGATCGCCATTGCCTTCGGCCCGCAGGCTGTAACGAGGCAAGCGGCGACAACACGCGGCACGCCTGCCGATCCGTTGACGCGCACCGCACCGCGGGCGCCGCCCAGGAACACCACAATGGAGCTTTTGCAGAACTCGCCGATCGCGCGGCAAATCGAGAGCGCACAAGCGCGCCTTAACGCCGCCCGTGATGCGCTGACGGAATATCTCGGGATTGAGCACCAGGACCCGGTCGAGCGCGACGCGCTCTCCGAAAACGTCACCGCGCTGGAAACCAACCTCGCGTCGCTGGAGCGCGCCGAGCGTGCGTCGATGCCGCGCATGCCGGCGCAGCAGGCGACCGCCACCACGGTTGCCTTGCCCGCCGCCCCGCGGCGTCCGCTCAGCATGCCGAAAAAGGATCTTGAGCCGATTGATTACTGGGCGCGGGCCGGCGGCATCGCGCTGAATGCCTATTGCACGCACCGCACCGTCGAGGAGGTCGTTCGCGACTGGTACCCCGACGACGAGGCGACGCAGATCATGTGCCGCGCCGCGCAGCCCACCGCGCTCACCACGTTCACCGGCTGGGCCGCCGAACTGGTGCAGACCAACACCGTCGGGTTTCTGAATGTGCGCAGCCCGTCGCGCATCCTGACGGGGCTCAGCGCCGCCGGCATGCAGATCAATTTCGACAGCAGCGGCGGGATTATCAAAATCCCGAGCACGGCGGCCACGCCGAGCATCGCCGGCTCGTTCGTCGGTGAGGCGCAACCCATTCCCGTCCGCCGGATGGGGTTCACGTCGATCGAGCTTCGGCCGCACAAGGTCGGCGTCATCACCCGCTACAGCCGCGAGATTGCCGAGCTCTCGAACCCCTCGATCGAGGGCGTGGTGCGCGGCGAGATCATCCGCACCACAAACATCGTGCTCGACACGTTGCTGATCGACGCGGTTGCCGGCAGCGCCACCCGACCGGCTGGGCTGCTCAACGGTGTCGTTGCGCTGACCGCCACCGCGGGCGGCGGCTACGGTGCCATCCTCGGCGACATCACCAAACTTACGGCGCCGTTTTACAGCGCCAATGCCGGCACCCGCCTGGTCATGCTGATGAACCCGGCGCAGCGGCTCGCGCTGTCGCTGACACCGGGGCCGGGCAACATGGGGATCGGTTGGACAACCGAACTCATGAGCACCTTCACGGTAATCGAAAGCACGGTGGTCGCGGCGGGGACCATCATCGTTGTCGAGGCCGAAGACTTCGTGTCGGCGGTTGGCGCGCCGCAGTTCATGGTTAGCGAAGAAGCAACCTTGCACATTGAGGACACCAGCCCGAGCCACATCGGTACGGTCGGCACCCCAGCCGTGGTTGCGGCGCCGGTCGAGTCGATGTTCCAGACGAATCAGCTCGCGCTCCGTCTGGTGATGCCCGTTACGTGGGCGATGAGACGAACCGGAATGGTTCAGTACCTCACCGGCGCGAACTGGGCGCCGGCGTAAATGGCGCTCCAAGTCCTGAACGGCCCCGTCATCGAGGCGGGGCAATCGTTGTCGGCGGGGCTCGATTGCTCCGCCGGCACGATTATTCGGCTGACGATGCCGGCCGCTTTGACGTGGACGCCGGCAAACATCAGCTTCGCAATCAGCAGCGACGGCAACGGCTACAACGACCTTTTTACGATCGATGGACGGGAGATCGTGATCCCGTGCATTGCCGGGACGGCGGTCGTTGTCGCGCCGCTGTCCGATTACCTCAAGGCTGTTGCCTGGCTGCAAATCAGGTCGGGCGCGCGGAACTTTCCGGTAATCCAGGCCAATCGCGTGGAGTTCGCGATAGCGCTCGAGGTCGACGCGCCGGCCAGTTTTGTTCGCGTAAGTTAAGTTTTCAGGAGGAAGGCACATGGCCGTATCAACGACGACACCTGAACCCGCACCGACACCGCAACCGACACCGCGGCCGATGCGCGAAGGCGAAGGAGAACCGACGCCGCAGAATGTGCCGGAAACCCCGCCGCCGCCGACCCCGACACAGGAGGAACTCGACCGCATCGCGACGGGGCAGCCGATCACGCCGCCCGCCCCGCCGCCCGAGGGCGAGACGCAGCGGCGCGCGATGGACCCGGCACCCGGCGGGCGCTACCCGACGCGATGAATTGGCGCGCGCTGATACCGTGGGCAAGCCGCGCTGCGGCGCCGCTCGAGGGACAGTACCATCCGGGGCCGTACATGCTCTCGAACGGCTTGCTGCCGGCCGGCACGCCGTGGAATTTCTGGCAAAGCGGGCAGGACGTGCGGTCCTATACCGGCGCCTCGGCGATGGTCGAGGCGTGCGTCGCCAGCTACAGCCAGACCACGGCGAGCCTGCCGGGGGCGCACTGGCGGGCGCTGCCGGACGGCGGCAAGGAGCGGGTCACCAATTCGGATCTCGCGCGGATCTTGCGCGACCCGAACGATTACTCGTCGATCTCGGACCTGGTGCTCAACCTGATCCGCCGCCTCTACAGCGACGGCAACGCCTACGCGCTGGCGCTGCGCAACAACCGCGGCGAGATTGACTCGCTGCACCTGATGGACCGGGGCACGCCGGCCTTTTCCGATCGTCCCGATGGCGGCGCGTACTACGCGCTGACCGCAAACAGCGATCTTGCCGGCTATCTCATGGCGCGCGGCGCCAACCTTGGCGAGCCGCAGCCGGCCCGCAACGTGCTGCACTTGCGCCTGCATACCCCGACGCATCCGCTGATTGGCGTGTCGCCGGTCATGGCGGCGGCGCTCGACCTCGCGCTATCGGGCGCGGCGCTGTCGCAACAGGCGCGGCTCTACCTCAACAGCGCCACGCCGCGGTTCATTCTGGAGACTGACGCCAACCTGCCGGCCGGCAAGGCGGGCGAGCTCGGCGACGAGTTCGCGCGGCAGACGACCGGCGCCAATGCCGGCCGCTCGCCGGTCCTGTCGTGGGGACTGAAAGCGAAGCCGGTCACGATGTCGGCGCACGATGCGCAGCTCGCCGAGATGCTCAAGATGTCGGGCGAGAATATCGCGCTCGCGTACCGGATACCGCTGCCGATCCTCGGCCTCAACGCGCAGGCGGTGAGTTCGACCGAGAGCCTTTACGCATCCTGGCTCGCCTCCGGGCTCGGCTTCTGCCTCAACCATTTCGAGGAGGGCGTCGGCCAGTTTTTCGGGCTGCGCGGCCTGCCGTATGAATGGCTCGAAATGGACACGCGCGGGCTCTTACGCAGCGCGTTCAAGGAGCAGATGGAGGGGCTGCAGCTCGCTGTCATCGGCGGCATCTACAGCCCTGACGAGGCCCGCGCGCTGGTCGACCTTGGCCGCGTGCCGGGCGGCCACGGCGAGTCCCCGCGGACCCAAATGCAGGTCGTGCCGCTCTCCTACGGCTCGGCGCTGCAGCCGCCTAAGCCGGCCGCTGAGCCGACCCCGGCGCCGCCAGCGACCGACGACCCGCCCGCCGACAATACAGGCGATGATGATGCAAACGACGACGCCGAACGGGCGCTCTACGCCTACCGTGCATCGCGCGCCGCTTGAGATCCTGGCCGCCGAGCTCGGCGCCGATTTCGCGCGCCTTGAGCGCGAAGCGCGGCTGGTACGCGACGCCGACCGCGCCGAGTTCCGCGCCGTCGTTGCCGAATACGAGCTGCGATTCCGTGCGCTGGAGCAAACCATCGCTGATCAGGCAGCGCGCCTTGCCGCTTCGCCCGGCCCACCAGGCCCGGCCGGCGACAGCATCACCGGGCCGCAGGGTCCGCCCGGATTGCCCGGCGAGAGCGTCGTCGGGCCACCCGGTCCAGCGGGGCCGCCAGGAGCACCGGGGGAGTCTGTCCCCGGACCGCCGGGGCCGCCCGGCCCCGCTGGGCACTTGCCGGGCGTCGCGACGTGGAAAGCGCGCGTGCATTACACCGCTGCCGTCGTGACGCACCGGGGCGCGACCTGGCAGGCGATCCGCGACACCGGCACCGAACCGCCGGGCGAGGATTGGCTCGGCCTCGCCGCCGCGGGCTGCGACGGCAACGACGGCCGCTCATTCCGCGTGCGGGGCGCGTGGGAGGCCGCTGGGGCGTATGA